ACCAGCGGGGTGGAGCAGTTGGGTAGCTTGCGTGTTTAACTTGCACGAGGTCGCTGGTTCGAGTCCAGCCCCCGCAACTAATAAAATATCACAATATGAAAGTATTAACATTACAAATCAAACACCCTTATTTAGAAGATATTCTATCAGGGGCAAAAACAAAAGAGTATCGTGAAATTCGTCCAAAGAATGCCGATAAGTATGTTATCCAAAATCCAGAGGCAGAAGATGAAGACCAGTGGCTTCAACCAGTAAAGTATGATGCTATTAGGTTTTTCAATGGTTATGCAAGCAACCGCCCTGAAGTACTTATTGAAATCACCAACTCTGAAATTGAACTATCTATTGATGAAAATGGTGAAGAAATCACCTACGAAGAAGATGGTCAAGAGTACATCGAAGCCCAAATGGTTTATACATTAGGTAAGGTGATAAGCAAGAAAAATATTTAATAACCTTTTAAAACATTCAGCTGAGTTAGAAAAACACAAATCCAAAAACAAATCAACAGAACATCGGGTATTAGTAGAGTAGCCCGATATGGTAGAAATCAAAAAGGTCAAGCGTTGTCAGTACAACAACGTAGGCGAAACGTATATGCTGCTGTTAGAAAACAAGCAGGACTTTCAGCGGGTTAATATATGAATATCTACCAACACACACAGCAAGTAATAGACACGGTTAAGGCTAAAACTAACCGTGTTTTGCTATTTTATTCCTGCGGCAAGGATAGTATTGCATTACTACACTGGTGCGCTAAAAACTTCAGTGAGGTTGTGTGTGTTTTCATGTACTTTGTGAAAGATTTAGAACATATCAATAAATTCATAAACTTCTCAAAAAAGCAATACCCTAATATCTCATTTATACAGCGTCCTCATTACGCCCTTACTTATATCAATAAATCAGTGTTATTCTGTACCCCTCAAAATACACGTATACTCAAACTATCAGATATTATACAATCAGTACGCCTCGAAACACAAATTGAGTACGTATTCTTAGGAATGAAACAATCCGATAGTATGAATAGGCGTATAATGTTACGACAATACGAAATGCAAGCCATTTCACCTACAAAACTCGTGTATCCTTTTTCTCTATGGAAAGACAAAGATGTATTGCGATACATCAGTAATAACCGATTACCCAAACCCATACAATACAGCAATAAAAAAAGTAATGGGATAACTTTTGACCTTGATGTATATCTATACCTACGTGAGCATTATCCTAATGACTTGCAGAAAATATTAGACGTTTACCCATTATCTGAAAAAATACTATTTGATTATGACCAAAAAAACAAAAACAACAAAGGAACTATATAAGCAAAGTGAAACGATCACCATACAACGTTCACAAATAAACTTTGCCCCTTTCAATCCTAAAAGGCATACAGACGAGCAAATAGCACAAATGCGTAAAAACATCAAAAATGTAGGATTCTTAGGAGGCATTATTTGGAATGAACAAACCTCAAACCTCGTAGACGGGCATAAGCGGGTAATGTACCTTGATATTATCCATAAGTACGATGGTACACCCGAAACCAACTACACAATCAAAGTAGAAAAAGTGTCTTTTGACCTTAAAACAGAAAAGGAACAAAATATATTTCAAACACGCTCGCGTACCGAACTTGACGAAGAACTAATGAGATCACTTATTCCTGATATTGATTACCTCAATGCAGGGCTTGATGATTATGACCTCAATCTATATGCGGTTGATTATTCTTCCTTTGAAGTACCCGACCTATCACAAGCTATAGAAGATACATACGCTCCCATAAAGCAAGAAAAAGACATTGAGCGAGAAATATCCAATGAAGAGAAAAAGCAACAAGTCAAAGAAGCAAAAGAAGCTATCAAACAACAAGCTATTGAAAAAGCCCAAAATTTAGATGCTTACGTAACGCTTTCCTTTGATAACTGGAAAAACAAAGAAGCCTTTATGCTCCGTATGGGGTTTGACCCTGAATTTAAAATGATAAAAGGGGAAACACTATCGGCAAAGGTAGAACGCATAGACTAATAACATTTAATAACTTTTGATATGAAACCCCGTAAGAAAATAGATAACGAAAAATACACCGATGAAGAACTAAAACAAGCCCTTATCAAAGCCAACGGACAGCCTACAAAAGCAGCCGAAATACTTGGTGTTACCTATCCATCTGTATATGGGCGTATTCGTAAAAACCCAGAATTGGAAATCGTCCAAAAAGCATATCGAGCGCGTACATTCAATGATGTATCTAACTTGGTATCTGCCATTGCTATTATAGGCGTTATCCGTGAGCCTCTCACTGATGAAGACGGCACGGTAATACCTAATCAATTCCGTGAAGTGCCAGTAGACCAAAAAACACGAATGACCGCAATGCTAACTGTACTATCCACTTTCAAAACTGATGAAGGTATAAAAGAAGAAGTTTCCGTACAAGGTTCTATCGACATCGCTCAGTGGCTCAAAAGCAATAGTAAAAGTAATGATTAAAACGCAACCCGTATATAATCCCCTATATCTGAATAAAGATAAGTTCATTATCATACTTTCAGGAGGTCGAGGCAGTGGCAAGTCGTACAACGCTTCTACCTTTTTGGAACGCTTATCTTTTGAAGCAGGGCATAAGATACTATTTAGCCGTTATACTATGGTATCAGCCCATAGTTCTATTATACCAGAGTTTGAGGAAAAGATAGAAGCAGAGGGTACACAAGCGTATTTTAATATTACTAAAACAGCTATCAAAAACACCTTTTCAGGCTCTGAAATTCTCTTTAAAGGTATCAAAACATCATCAGGTAACCAAACCGCCAACCTTAAATCATTACACGGTATTACCACTTTCGTAGGTGATGAAATGGAGGAATGGCTATCAGAAGAGGACTATGAGAAGTTAATACTTTCAATCCGTCAGAAAGGCAAGCAATTGCGGGTTATCCTCATTCTGAACCCCTCCAATGCCGAGCATTTCATTTATAAGAAGTACATTGAAAAAACACATAAAATAGTAAATATTGATGGTGTAGAAGTGCAAATATCCACCCATCCCGATGTATTGCATATTCATACTACCTATTTTGATAATATAGAAAATCTCAATGAGCAGTTTTTTAAACAGATTGACGAAATCAAAGCCCAAAGCCTCGCACAAGCTACTGATGAGCAAGGAAATTTCTCTCAATCTATGTTCAACAAAACCAAATACGCACAAAAAATCATAGGTCGCTGGGCTGATGTATCCGAAGGGGTAATATTCACCAATTGGGAGATTGGAGAGTTTGACACTTCACTGCCTTATGGATATGGACAAGATTACGGATTTAGCATTGACCCTGATACACTCATCAAAGTAGCGGTGGATAATCGTAGCAAAATCATCTACATTGATGAAAAATACTATAACAACAAGCAATTATCCTCTGATGGGCTTTACCAGCTTAATAGCACTTTGATAGACCGCTCCGATGATCTCATTGTTGCCGATAGTGCCGAACCTCGTCTAATTGCAGACCTAAGAGACAAAGGGCTAAATATTGAACCTTGCGAAAAGGGAGCAGGCAGCGTATCTGCAGGTATAACCACAATGCTCAATTATAAGTTAGTGGTAACGCCTCACAGCTTCAACGTAATGAAAGAGTTAAAAAATTACGCTTGGAATGACAAAAAGGCAGGTATCCCCATAGATAACCACAACCACGCTATAGATGCTATCCGTTACATCACAATGAAGCTACTAAGCGGTACAAATAACAACCTATATCAACTCGCCTCAATGATTTAAAAAAATATAGCAATATGAACGAACAATTTATTACACAAGAAGAATTTAAACAAGGGGTAACTCCAATAGATATTTCGCAATTCCAAAAGCAGTACGATGTCAAGAAACACGAGATACTCACCAACAAACACCGCTATCCTGACCCTGAAATAATGATACCTCTCACCGATGAAGTAGGTAACCCCCTCTTAGATAGTCAAGGCAAACCACGATTTGAAAAGCGTTATAGATTCCTCAATCGTATAGGTCTGCCCTACCAAAAGCGTATTGTAGAGATAGCCACAATGTTCCAAACAGCCATACCTTACAAGTACACCGCTGAGGATAGCCCCCTATTTACTGCCTTTCAGTCAGTTATCAAGGCAAATAAAATGAACTTTTCAGACAGCAAAATATGTACAGAAGTAAAGCGTTATACTCAAGTAGCCGAGTTGTGGTATACTGAAGAAGAACAAAACAAGCAATACGGCGTGTCTTCTCAATTCCTTTTGCGACACAAAATCCTATCACCTGAAAAGTACACTCTATACCCACGCTTTGACGATAATAACAACCTCATATCCTTTGCCGTAGAAAGTACCACCAAAGAGGGTAAAACTGTATTCCAAGCCTTCACCGCTGAATTTATATACACTTTCACTACTGAAAACGGACAAACTACTACCGAAGTAATACCTAATATTATCGGCAAAATACCAGTAGTATTATATCAGCAAGAAAAACCCGAATGGGAAGCGGTTCAGCACCTCATCGAAATAGCCGAAGAGCAGCGCACCTATTTTTCTGAAAGTAATAAGAAGTTTGGCGAACCTATTCTAATGATAGCAGGGCGTGTCGAAGGCAAAATGTCGGGTAATAATATGGGCGGTAAAGTATTTGAGGTCAAAGACGGAGGTAACGTGCAATTTGTTGTACCTCCCAATGCTAATGAGAATTTCGACAAAGAAATGACAATGAACCGTCGTGATATACACGAGTTTACCCATACCCCCGACCTCTCCGATGAGTTCTACGCTGGCAAAGGGAATATGCTATCAGGCGTAGGGCGCAAACTGGCTTGGCTACCTGCTCACCTCAAAGTAAAAGACAATGAGGCTATATTTATTCCTGCTCTACAAAGGCGTATCAATATCATTTTGGCTTTCCTTTCAAAGATGTATTTCCCTTTGAAAAGGAAATGAAAGATATAGATA